GAGCATTCCAATCTGTGTTGGCCATAGACTGTTCCATATTAGACCAACTACCACCTGTTGCTTCATCAACCGCACCTTTTAAAAAATTATAAGCAACAAATAAACCTGCTCCGGCAATTGCCAAATCTTTCATAGTACCTAAAATACTTCTAGCAGAAAAAGCTTTTTCAATTTTGTCGCCGATTTTTTTTATGTTATCATCATCTTTTTTATCTGAAGATTTATCCTTTTCTTCAGAATATTTTTTAGATTCTTCGGCTTTTAATTCATCAAATTGTTCTTGTGTTTTTGCGCGCTCAACTGCTTCTTGTGCAAGGCCTGCTTGCATTTGCAAAATTCTTGTTTGCTCAATAACATTTGCAGAAATAGTATTAAAAATACTTTCAAATTTATCAAGTTGAATTTTTACGGACCTAACAGAATTCGTTCCGCTGTTACGAATTAAATCGCCTTCGGCTTTTAGTCTGTCTATAATTGCCTGTGTTTCTGGTGATAAGGCCATTTTATTTTATCCGTTTTGTTTTTCTTTTTGTTGCTCTATAAATTGTACTAGCATAGCAAAGTAAATATCTCTTTCATAAGGAATCATGCTTTCTAATTCATCTATTGAGTATTTATGATGCTGCGCCATCGAGAATATCATTTGGTAATAATCAGAAAGGTTTAAATGACACAGCATTAGATAAAAAAAGTGCGCATTCCTTCTATAACAAATGTTTTTTCAGTTCCAGCTTTATTAACATATTTCAATTCATGACGAAGTTTTGGCATTGTTTGGAAAAAGTTTTGAATTGCCTTTATAACATCAGCAGTTAAATTTTCCATAAATGAATCAATATCCTCTGAAGAATAATCTTTAAAATGATAAATTTCATCTTCAGATGCTAATTTATCTAAACAAGAAATCATAATAAAATAACTTACTAAAGGATCGTTTGGATTACTTTCAATAATTTGAATAAATTGATCTATATTTGGATATTTTAAAAACAATGTATATGTATCATTAATTTTTATTTCTTTACTATGATTATCATCCTGAGAAAGTTTAATATTGTCTAAATCAATTTCTAAATTTACAACTTCTTCGGTGTCCGGATCTTTAATTGAAAATTTAACATTATTATCTACAGATTTAGTTCTTAAAACTAACATAATGTATTCTAAATCAAACATTGCTAATTCAGAAATGTCTTTATCAATTAAACAATTATTTACTACTTGTTTAGATGCTAAAACTTCTTGTCCTGCTTCTTTAGACTCTTGTGCCACCAAAAGAATTTTTTCTTCTTTAACCGTAAACGGTCTATATTTAATTTTTTCTCCCGTTGATGGAAGTTCCATCTCAAAGATTGGCATATCAATTTGGGGTAGCGCCATAATTTAATTTCTCCTCATTATCTAAGTATTTGGTTTAGTTGATTACGAACTCTTTGTCCAAATGTATCTAATCTAGTATATGTATTTACTGCATCTTGAATTCCTTGTGGTACTCCACCAAACCCAAGAAACTGACCAATAGCTCCAACTTGATTAATTAATCCAATAAGTCCGTTGCCTCGGCCAAAGCGGGCAGATGGTGAACCAATTTTTTCACCACTAAATTGTATTTCGTCATATTGGAAACTTACTGGTAAAACTGCGAATTGATCGTTGTTTTCCCACGCAAGATCTACGTCTCCCATTTGTATTGGAAATGCATTTCTTAATACTACTTCATAAAATTGTCCAGATGTTTGATAATTTGTTGAATAATGTCTAATGACTACAGTGGCTGCATATTCGTCTTTATACCCAACTTCAAACGGTAATTTTCCATCAACTTCAGAAAAAGAACCGGCTTGTGTACTAAAGTTAACAATATGCTGTGCCCACGAATGAAAAAATGACATTACTTGATGATCAGAATCTAACATAAAAATTGCCTGTACTGGTTCTGGGTTCCATGCAACTGGCATTACTTTTCTCATTTGTCCTACATTTTCGTATTGAACAGTATTAAATACCATTCCAGGAATTGTAGCATTTTTACAAAAGAAACTTAAATCTCTTGAATTTGCTCTTGTTGTTACGCCTGGATAATTAAAAATTTGGACTTCAAATAGCGAACCTCGCATAGGACCGCCAAACCAGTCCATCTGCGATTTAAATTCTGATATATTAAACGCCATTTTATCCTCTTATAATCTTTCTAGAATCAGCATATACTTTAGTTGCACTAGCACCAACAAATTTTTGAGTCGGTAAGAACAATGCAATATCCCATTCTGTTGGATTAATATATGCTGGTTTTGTTCTCACGTGCTGGGTCAAATAATGTTTAATGGTTGGTTTAAATTCTTTAAATTTAGCAGCCCCAGCCAAAATTTTATATGACGCCATTAATTTTGTTGATTCATCAAAATTTTTATTATTTAAAATAGTATACAGTTGATCCATTAATTTAGCTCTTAGTATTGGCGGTAAATAGTGCATATTTATACCTAGAAATCCGCCCTTAGCTTTATTTATTGGAAATATGAGAGGGAACCTATCGTAGTATGGTAATGTGTCTTTATGCTTTGGATCATAAGCAAATAAGTACATATTACCAATTCTGAATTGGTTATCTTGTCTTCTTTCTGTATCTCTTTTAAGTTCTCTAATTAATCTATCGCCTTGAGATCTATTACGAGCTGTTTTAGTAACGCCCATAGCTTGGTCTCTATACCATTCTCGAGCTGCAGCAGTACGTGCTGGTACTTGACCAGAGCGTATGCCTCTAAGTAAAATATCGTCGAATACTGCTGCCATTTATTTAATTCCTAACTGATCTTCTGTATATATTTGAAATTCCCAACCCTTTTGAGCACAATACGCTCGAGCTGCTTTCCATTTTGCTTCATTTGTACCCCAAGCTTTCACCTCATTTAAATATCTTCTTGAAACTCGACCGTTTGCCGTCTTTTTATTTTTAATGTCAGGCGGTCTTGTTTGTGCCTTTGGTTTAATTTCTATCATCGTTGTTTTTGTTCCACCATTTGGAGTTTTGGTGTGGATAATAACATCAGGATAATATCTGTGTCTTTTTCCATCAATAGGTGAATAATATGGAACAATCACTTCTTCACTTTGCCACCAAAGTACATCAGGATGTACATCTATGTGCCTAAAAAATTTAAACTCCCACATGGATCTATAAATTATTTTGCTCGGATCTCCTTTATACTTTGCAGGATTTTTTGGTCTGAACCTTCCACTATAAGCCAAGCGCCACCTCATAATTTGATATAAATAGAAAATAAAATAATAAATTATTTATACGCAAAGGTAAAAGACCATGCCATACCAAGACCTCGGAGTTGGTGGTTCAACAAGACCGGAACAAACTATAAGACAAGCCGAAGCTGCGTCTTCTGGTACGCCCGCACATTTAAGATTTCCTAATAAACCCTTTCCACACTCTATTATGTTTGTGTTTAAAGAATATTCTTATGACGGATTTCAAAGTAATAGTTTTCAAAACCTTCTTTCCGCAGGTACAAGAAATCTTGGTCAAACATTGCGAACATCTTCTGCTTCTGTTAGAAGTTCAGGCGCTATTGAATTACCTTTTCCAAAACAATTACAAGATAGCACTGCATTAGATTATAATGGCTTTTCTAGAGATCCTTTAATCGAAGGATTAGCAAATCAAATTAGTAATTTTGCGCAAGGTCGTACATCAACTATCGGTGATATTCCAGGAATGATTCAAGGGGCCGGAGCAGATTTGGCAAGGGCTTTAACATCTAGCAGCACGGGTGCTTTTGGTAGAGCAATTAATGATATTGCTGCCGGTATTGCTGGAACATCTAACTATGACGCTGCATCAGTTGCTCAATATTTAATGAGATCAGCCCGAGTTTTGCCAGAGCAAATTTCTAGATCTATTAATACTGCAACAGGCCAAGTAATCAACCCAAGAGAAACTCTTGCCTTTGAAGGCGTTCAATTAAGAACCCATCAATTTACTTGGGATCTTATGCCAAGTAATGAAGAAGATTCTCAAAGAATCATGGATATTATTCGACAATTTAAATTATCTGTACTACCAGTAACTCAAAACCTAGGTACCGGATCTTTAGCAATTGAAAAAGCTTTCTTAAGATATCCAAAAGTTTGTTATACATATTTAATTGGTGTAAATGAAAACGCATATATGAAATTCAAACCATCTATGGTTAAAAACTTTAGTGTAGATTATGCAGGTGGAGGAACTATGGCAATTATGAAAGGTGGTAAACCTGCTGGTGTTACACTTTCGTTAACAATGCAAGAACTGCAAATTGAAACTGCAGAAGATTATGGTGCAGAGCCTGCCGCGGCACAGTCTGCTGCTAGATTACCAGAAGCAACCGTAGGTTTTGGAAATGGCCAGGTTGATCCTGCATTGGCCCGTGCTGCTGGAATTACTACTTAAGGAATAACATATGAAATATTTCGAAAATTTTCCAACAATTACTTATGAGGGTCAGCGAGTAAAAGATATTACTCGTCGCAATAGCTTTTCATCTTGGGTAGCATCAAATCCAATGTTATTTATGCCATATACAGTTAAAGAAGGTCAAAGAGCAGAAGATATTGCGCATCTCTATTATGGATCAACAGATTATACTTGGTTGGTTTATATGTCTAATAATATTATCGATCCATATCACCAATGGCCAATGGCAGAATATGATTTCAATAGATATTTAATAGAAAAATATGGCACCGAATCTGGTCGAGTTGGTGAAGAGATTGTTGAATGGACCAAAGAAGATAATGGTGAAAACATCATTTATTATTATAAAGAGGTCTAATTAAATGGCAGTAGATATTGTAAAACTAGCACCTGAATCTTTCAGAACAATTTATCTTCGTAAAGAAGATAGAGTTATTTTACGCACAGAACAAGGACGTAAAATTATTATTAAGCGTATTATTCCAGACGAATGGATAGCATGGAAAGTATACGATCAAGAATCTATGGAAAACGAAAATAAAAAAGAAATATTCTTAATTGATAAAGCGTATCTTCCTATTATTACATCAGAGTTTTCTAGAAAAATAAGAAGTAGATAATGAGTGAAAATAATCCAGCTATAGCAGAAATAACTAAAGCAGTTCTTAAATCTTTCAACGGTTCTGAAAGAGATATTACTGGTACGTTTATTGGTGTTGTTTCGATCGACCAATCTATGGACACTGCTTCATGGAGTGGTACTATGTCTGTGCGTGATAATGCTGGTGTTTTAGATTCATTGCCAATAAGAGGTGAAGAATCTTTAGAACTATGGATTAAATCATTTGACCTTGGTACTGAAATTAAATTAAATGCAAGAGTACATAAGGTTACTGATATTATTCCAACACCAACATCTAATGGTGTAACATATAAATTGCATTTTGTTTCAGATGTAACATACAATGGTTCTTTGGTTAAAATTACAAAAGCTTATAATAGACCTGTTTATGATATTGTAAAAAGAATATTTAACGAATATTATTGGCCAATCGGTCAAGCTGATTATTTAGATAGAGATGATCGTTCAAAAACATTACCATTTGCCACTGCAAGATATCCTTTGAATAACCAAACACCCGAAAGAAGTATTCATATTCAACCGACTGTTGGTATACAAAAATTAATTATTCCTAGATTATCTTCTTCAGAAGCTTTATTTTTTGCAGCATCTCGTGGATTTAATCCAGAAACGGCTTCTCAAAGTTATAAGTTTTTTGAAACAGTAGAAGATTTCTATTTTTGTTCTGACGAATATTTCTTAACTGGATTACGTGATTCTGATGTTACATATTTGCATTATTCTCCTGTTGGTTCATTTACTACAGAAGATCTTGATTCTCAAATTATGAGAATAGATCAAATGCAAATTGTAAGCAAAGGTATCGATACGTCTACAGATATTTTCTCTGGTTCTTATAGAAATGAAGTTACTGAAATAGATTTGGTTAGAGGTACATTAAATATTAGTAAATTTAATTATGACGATGCTCGTTATATTGATATGACTGGAGCTCCTCGTTCTGAGGAAACAAATCCGCATACTGCAGAATTTAGAGCCGCGACTTTTACTGAAAATAATGCAAGAAGATTTATGATCTTTAAAGATTATCAAAGTAATGGAGACACACCGAGTCCTTTAGCTAATGACAGAAATCTTACACAAATTTTTCATAATAGAGTTTCATATTATCATCACTTAAATAATACTATTATTGCGGTATCATTAAAAGGTAGATTAGATATTAGACCAGGAAAAGTCGTTCATTTAACATTTAAGAATTTTGATGGTGTTTCTTCTTCTGTTGACGATAACATCATATCTGGAAGATATTTAGTGAAAGCAACAAACCATACGTTTGCAGAAGGTGTTTTAGAAACGTCTTTAAGACTAGTTAAATTTGATTGGAGCGCAAGAAGTAATATTGCAAATCCGCAAACACCATCCGCGCCGAGGAGTACAACATAATGCATGAAGGTGTAGGAATTAAAAATCCTCTATTTTTTATTGGAATAATCGAAGATAATGTAGATCCTCGTAGAGAAGGCCGCTGCAAAGTGCGCGCTTTTGGTGTTCATGGTACAAATCAAGATATTCCAACTGATGATTTACCTTGGGCTATTGTTGTACAAGGAGATTATAATCCTAATAATGTTCCAAGATTAAATTCATGGGTGTTTGGTGTATTTTTAGATGGTCGTGATGCGCAACAACCTATGATTTTAGGATTAATTCCAACTCAACATTTAGAAGGTATTCAGCCAGAAGATAGGGGATTTGGCCGTATTCCTCCAAGAGATGGCGAAATATTAGCGCAGGGCTCTAGACCAGAAGATATTGGACAACCAAGAAACTCTCGTCTGGCCCGAGGTGAATATGTAGAAGAAACTTATGTATTAGCGCAAGAAATGAATAGAAGACGTGAAAATAGAGTTGGTGGACTTGATGAAGCATTTTGGGAAGAACCGAGTTCTGCATATAATGCGCAATATCCATATAATAGAGTTATAGAAACGGCTGCCCATACAATAGAATTAGATGACACGCCTGGTGCAGAACGAATTATGGTTTATCATAAATCTGGTTCATTTGTTCAAATTGATACACGAGGTACTACAACTCACAAATCAGTTTCTGATAAGTATGAAATTAATGATAGAAGACAACATGTTTATGTTGGCTCTGGTAGTTATGTTACAATTCAGGGCAATTCTCATGTTTACGTAAAAGGTAATAAGACAGAAGAAATTATGGGTGATTATCAGCAGATTGTTCACGGTAATGCGCTTTATTCTGTCGGTGGCCAATTGACCATGCAAGGCTCAGAACAAATGCAACTCCGCGCAGGCGACCTTAAAATGGAAGCTAATGTTGGTACTATGGTAATTAAAGCTGCTAAAGAAGCACAAATATTATCAGGTCAAGGTGCATTTATTAAAACACCAAAACTTTGGGCAGAAGTTACAGATGTTCATTTTAAAACAGAAAATCTTAATATGGAATCAACTGGAGCCATGAATATTCTTGGCGAAGAATTATATATCACTGGAACAAGTGATGCTAACTTATATGGTACTGCAAAATTACAAGTTGGTTCTGGTGGATTATTAAGTGTTTACGGACCTAATGTAGCGATTGACGATTATGTTAGTATGGCGAATGGAGAAGCAGAAGGTGCCTCTGCTGCTGATCCTGCAGCAACTACGGCAGAAGGTGGCCTTGTTGAAGGAGAAGTTGTTGCTCCGGAGCCTCCAGCTAAAAATACATCTGTAGAACCTTCAGATCCGCCTGATGCAGTCGGAAGTTCTGGATATACTGCTCGTGATCATGGTGGTGTAGATGGTGTAGGCGGTGCGGGCAGTGGCGGTACTGGTGGAAATACTGGCAGCAATTCCGGTGCAAACATTGCTAATGTTTCTGCAGCAACGCAATCTGCAGTTACGCCTCTTTTAGATTTTATTGGTAATCTTGAAAGTGACGGATACGATGATATTGTTTGGGCTGTTGATCGATCATTATATCCATCAAGACCAATTACTCAACTGACTATTGGTGAACTTCTAGATTGGATGGATAGTATTGACCATCTATGTGATTCTGAAGCTTCTGGCAGATATCAAATTATCGAACCTACATTGCGTGGATATAATACAGGTCAGCAAGGACAGGTTAATAGAACAACTGGAGAATCTTGGCCGTGGAGTCCACCACCAGGATGGTCAGAAAGCCAAGCGTTGTATTCAAGAGCTGGACTATCTAAGAGTGATTTGTTTAACCCAGTTAACCAAGATAAACTTGCAATTACTCTAATGGAAGAGCAAGGCTTAGAAGCCTTTATGAGAGGTGAATTAACTGTTAACCAATTTGGTAATAGACTTGCTAATGTATGGGCATCACTACCAGTGTTAACTGGCGATAATGCAGGCCAAAGCCGTTATGAAGGAGATGGATTAAATACAACACTCACATCAACTGACTCATTTAGAGCAGTATTAACAAGAATTCAACAAACTCCGGCGAGTCAAGCAAGACCAGCTGGTCCTGGCGGAAATGGAGGCGTATAATGGCATGTACATGTAGTCCTGGAAAACCATTATGTAGAGAATGTTTGCGCCCTATTGAAGAACGCAACGCGATTCAAAGAGGCCCAACTATTAAACCTAACGGTGAATACGCGTTAGAGCAAGCTGATGTGTTTCAAGAAGAATTTGTTAATACTATTCAGGATGAAACAGCAAATCCTTTAATTACTGCTATTAATAGGTATGGACAAACTACATTTTATGAGTCATTAAACTCCTTAAATAATGATTTCTTAAAAAGACCTTATATTAGATTAAATGAAAATGAATATTTAGCCCATAGGTTAACAAAAGGACCAATTCTTGCAGTAGAATATGCAGATTTTCTTTCTGTAAGTTTGCTTACGCCTGTTGGAGCAATTGACGCCGGTAATGCTAATGGACCAGGATTTGCCAAACAATTAGATAATTATTATAGAGGCGATTTTACTGATAGCATTATGGGAGGATTTTGTTCTCTTTTTTCTAATATTTTCGGTGCTATTGATGCTTTCTTTAATCTAATTGGATCAATTGGCGCATTAATTCAAGAAGCAGTAGCTTTTATCAATAAAATTAGAAATATTGAAGATCCTATTAAAGCTTTATTTGATAAAATAAAAGTTAAAGCATTACTTGAAGCTTTAAAAGAAAAAATTGAATCTGTTATTGAAGGTGTTGTAAATAAAGTAAAAGATTTTATAAAAAACTTTAGCCCAGAAAGAATCATGGGAGAAATTCGCAGTTTTGTGCAAAATCAAATTGTTGGTAGAATGGAAGCATTAAAAGCAGAAATTTTAGGTTTCTTTTCAGAAGAAAATATTGAAAAACTTAAAGCAAAAGTAAAAGGATTAGTAGATTATTTAACAGGCTTGTTTGAAAATCCGTCATTAGAAGAAATTCAATTTTTAATCATGAGATTTTGTGCTCTTATGACAGGAATAGAAGGATTAATTAATGGTTTAGCAAATCCTCTTAGAGATTTTCAAAATAGATATGATGAAGTATTTAATACACTTTCAAATGCTTCAAATAGAGTTATTGGCGAATCTATTAGAGCAGGCGCAATTAGACTTCCTAACGAAACGAGAGACAGATTAATAAATAACAATACTACTGCGTGGTATAGAGCTGGAAATGTTCAGCCTCCGACTACACAGGAATATAGAGATGTAAATGTATCGTGGGAGGATTTAATTAATGGAAGAGTACCTTGGTTAAGAGCGGAGGGCCGATGGACAACTGCAATGGTACCACCGCATGAAGGATGGACTATGCTGGTACCAGATGTTAAGGTACTTATGAAAAGATATTATGATGCTTTAACAGAAAGAGATTTAATTAGTGGACCTCTTTTATTATATAGTGGTTATAGAAATCCTACTTATAATGCAAGTATTCGTGGTGCGGCCGCAAATTCGCAACACATGCAAGGAACGGCGCTCGATTTAAGTTGGAGTGGATGGACAGCGAGTCGTCTTCAAGAATATGGAAACTTGGCGAGATCAATAGGATTCAGAGGTATTGGATATTATCATGTAGATAGATTTATCCATGTAGATATTGGCCCTGAAAGATGGTGGCCAGGTAATGGTGGAGATGGAACGCCTCCTCCCAACGTTGGAGCTGCAGATTATGATGTAACAAGTGAAAGAGATAGACCTGCAGGATCTGCAGTAGGAGACAACAATGGATTTGGCAATGATCCTCAAGGTGAATTTGGTGGTAATGTATGGACAGAAGAAGATGCAAGCAATGTTGAAGCTTTGGTAGAGATATCTAGAAATGAAGATGGAACATTAACAGGCCAAGGTGAACTTACAGAAGGTGAAAGAGCATACGCAAGATCGAAAGGTTATCTATCTACTCCTTCCGTTCCAAGTACGCCAACAAATCCACCTGCAGCGCCGGCTATAACACTTGATAATGTTACAAGTATTGCGCCGGGTAATCCTGGTAATCCTGGAACACAAAGAACTGATGATGGACCAACAACATTTACCTTAGATGATGTGACTTAAGCGATGTACAATAAGGAAAGATAAATGGCAATAGGACAACTGGCGTTTACGCCACTAACAAAAAAGATAACGATTTATCAAGATTTTAAAAAGAATCTTGAAATCAGTCCTGTGTCTGCTGACCTTACTGTTTGGAAAGATGAAGATGCAGTAAAAGATTCTATCAAAAACCTTATCTTAACAGATAAAGGTGAGAGATTAATGCAACCAAATCTTGGTGGAAATATTCGCGCAATGCTTTTTGAAAATATTACTCCATCAACACTTTTACTTATTCAAGACCAAGTTAGAACAACAATACAATTACATGAACCAAGAGCAGAATTAATAGACGTAATAGCAACATCAAATATCGACGATAACGCAGTATCCGTTAGGATAGTCTTTTATGTCAGAAATGTACAACAGCCAATTACGCTCGACGTATTTTTAGAGAGGACTCGATAAATGGCTAAACTAAATATATCAGAATTAGACTTTGAGACTATTAAAGCTCAGTTTAAGACGTATTTAACTAACCAAACACAATTCAAAGATTATAACTTTGAAGGGTCGAATATGAGTGTGTTCTTGGATGTTTTGGCTTATAATACTTTCCAAAATAACTTTTATACAAATATGGCAATCAATGAAATGTTCCTTGATTCTGCTGTGCTTAAAAACTCGGTTATTTCACACGCAAAAGAACTTAATTATCTACCAAGATCTAGAAAATCTGCCCGTGCTGTTGTTAATGTTACTCTTACAGATTCTACAATAACAGATCAAACTCTTACCATTCCTGCTTATTCACAATTTACGACAACTTTCCAAGGAGTTTCATATAACTTTGTTACTTCAGAAACATATATTGCTCGCAAAACGGCTCCTTCTACTTTCGTAGCACAAAATGTAGAGATTTTTGAAGGCGAAATGCTTGCATCATTTGAAAGAGAAGGTTATTTTGTTGATGCCGATGGTATTCTAAGAGTTATTCTTTCTAACGAAAATGCCGATACTGATTCTATTGCAGTATTTGTTGACGCAGAAGCTACAGATGACTCTAACGTGTTTATTAGAAAAAATGATATTTTTGGAGTAGGCGCTACAGATAAAGTATTCTATGTAGAACCATATTATGATGGGCGTTATTCAGTGTATTTTGGTAATAATACTTTTGGTTTACAACCAGAACAATATGAAGATATTCGTGTAAGATATAGAATTACTTCTGGCGCTGAAGCAAATGGAGCATTTAATTTTCAATTACAATTAACATCACCAACAACTACTGCGCGTGTAACTACAATTCAAGTTGCTGCCGGAGGCGCAGATAGAGAGTCTTTAGAAAGTATTCGCTATTTTGCTCCTAAATCATTACAAATTCAAGAGCGCGCAGTTACAACTTCTGATTATGAAATTCTATTAAAACAAAAATTCCCAGAAATTAAATCAGCTGCTGCATACGGTGGTGAAGATCTAACACCTCCTCAGTTTGGAAAGGTTGCAATTTCTGTTTATCTTGGTGAAGGTCGTGAAGGCTTATCATCAACACTTGCCGCCACATATATTGAATTCTTAAAAGATAAAAGTCCACTTGCAATTGAACCAGTTTTTGTTAACTCTGAATTTATGTATGCTTGTGTAGAAGCTGACATTTATTTTAATCCAAAACTTACAACAAAATCTGCTGGAGCAATTGAAACAATTGTAAGAAATACAATTTCAAATTATAATACAGATAAACTAGACAACTTTAATGTAACTCTTCGTCATTCTAAACTTTCAAAAGCAATTGATGATTCAGATATTTCTATTGAAAGTAATACTCTTGGAATTTGTCCATATATAATCTATTCTCCATCGTTAAATGTTTCTGAAAGTCCATCATTTAAATTCTTTGCGCGTCTTGTTAAACCATATCCTTTTAAAGATTCAAATGGCTTTAATGACTATAAGCCTGCAGTAATTAGTAGTGTATTTGGGTATAACAATGTTGATTCTTACTTACAAGATGATGGTCTTGGTAATATCCAAATTGTAACTTCTGATATTACAAATCCGCAAATTATTAAACCAATCGCCGGTAGTGTAAATTATACCACAGGAGAAATTAATTTAGTTGGATTCCAAACAACTGGGTTTAAAGGATCCGGTATTAAAATTCAAGTAAGAACATATAATAATGATATTAAGTCTCCGTCTGGTAGAATTTTCCTTATTACTGATGACGATGTAACTGTACGTATGTATGAGGCATCATAATGGCCGACAATCAAGTAACACTCGTAGAAAAAAATATTGCTTTTAAAATAGCTCAACAGTTCCCTGCATATTACAGGGAAGAAGGTCATATGCTTGTTGATTTAGTAGAGCAATATTACAGATTTGTTGAATCAGAATCTAATATGGGTGTTTATAATTCTAGAAGATTATTTGAATACCGTGATGTTGGAACTACTCTTGCAGAAATGATTGTTTTCTACAAGAAAAAATATATGGCCGATTTACCAAATCTAGATGAGCAAAATACAAGATTTGTACTTAAGAATATATTAGATTTATATAGAAGAAAAGGCAGCGAAAGTTCTGTTAAACTTTTCTTTAGATTATTTTTTGCCGAAGATATTCAAATTAGATATCCGTCAAAATATATGCTTAAACCATCTGCCTCGGTTTGGCAGACAGGCACATACTTACAAATGTTTCCAAATAACAATGAATTTTACAATTCAGACGAAACAATTATGTATGAATATAAAGATCTAATTAGTAGAAATATTTACGGATCGATTTCTAAAGCAAAAGCAATTGTAGATAAAATTAATTTTGTTTATCTAAATAGAACACTTACACCAATTATTTACATTTCAAATCCTAAAGGTAAATTTACAAAATTCGATGATATTATTACTCGAATTAATGGTGAAGATGTTGCATTTGGTAAACTAAACGGTTCTGCAGATGCTTTAGAAATTGATTTAGATTACGGTGGTACTACAGGAAATAAAATTGGTGATATTCTTACAATTCAATCGGAATATGGTAAAGGTGGTGTGGCAATTGTTACAGATTTGCAAGATGAATTCACAGGTACAGTTGATTATAAAGTATTAGATGGCGGATTTGGATACACCATTGAAAATACAAAATTGCTTGTTTCAAATCAAGTTTTAGTTTTAAAGAATGAAAATTTTGAATTTGAAATTTTAGAAGTATTGAGAGATACTGCAAATAACCAAGGTACTGTCATAGGCCAAAACTCTAGTTCTGTTGGCCTTAAAATGGAGCCTGGAAGTGAGTTTAATATTTCTAGAGATATTACATCTGTTTCTAGAGGTAAAACTTATACTGCGTATGATCAAGCTACAAATACCGGAGAAATTTTTACTGTTGCCGGAAAAAATGATACATCACCGGGTCCTTTATATGCTAATACAGGTGACCCTACACACGTGAAAGTTGAATCATTATCTGATGTCGAAACAGTTTCATTAATTACGGATGTTATTGGAAATTTTCTAAGTGTTCCTCTTAATTCTGCAGATTATAATGCAACACCTCCAGCATTAGTATCAATGTCTGGAACGGCAAGCCCAGTTACACTTTCAACAGTATTAGAAGATGCATTTGATTTAACCGAATTTGATATAGGTGTTATTGACGCATTTGAAAATCTAGATCCTGGTGAAGATTATATTAACGATGTTTGGGCACTTGCTCGCGACGAACAAATGATCGCGTTTGATAGAACAGATCAAGCGTTATTAATTGATAATTATAGCGCTTTATTTACAAAAGGTGATAGAATATCGCAGGCCGCAACTGGGGTAAATGGTATTATTACTGCAATTGATAACGATAATGAAATTCTTTTTGTAAGACCGTTTGCTTATTATGGGTTTAAGAGTGGTGATCCTATTACTCATAAAGGAAATAATTATGATGTATTAGCCGTAGAAAGAGATTATGATAGTAGAAGATTTGGTAATAATGCTATTATTGAATCTAAAACATTGTTCTCTACTGGGCGAATTTCTGCGGCGGAAATTAGAAATTCTGGCTTTGGTTATGTTGACGGCGAAACAGTTTATCTCATAGATAAAAACGGCGATATTGCTGCGCGCGCTATACTTAGAGCAAATTCACAGGGTATTACTGCTGGATTCTGGGGAGACCAAAGTTCTCAAATTAATGGTTACACAAAAACATTTGCCGACGATGGTGAGGATGTTTATTTTGATGGAAATATGAAAATACAAGATAGTGATTATTATCAAGAATTTTCTTATGATATTAGATCAACAATCGATAGTAGTCGTTTTAAAGAAAATGTTAAGAAGAATGTTCATCTTGCTGGTACTAAAATGTTTAGTACTTTTATATATGATAAAAAAATTAATGCAAATCTTTCATCAAAATTCCAACTTATTACTAAAGATGATTACATTGTTGGTGGCGATGAAATCGTTGGTCCAAATCAAGTTATTGGTGATCAAACAGTAAGAGCAGATAATTTCATTTATACAGTAGATACAACAAACATTACCGTTGATAACGGGCAATAAAATAAATAGATAAAAACTAAGGAGCTAATTATGGCAAAGCAGGTAATCAATGTAGGTGGAGCTGCCAACGACGGAACGGGCGATCCGATACGTACTGCTTGGCAAAAAGCTAATCTTAACTTTACAGAATTATACGACAATCAATTTTCCGGAGATTACGGAGATCTAACAAACGCGCCAACAGTACCGGCTGATTTATTAGATCTTGGTATTTCAGACGGTACTTCTGGTCAAATATTAACAACTGATGGATCTGGTAATTTTTCTTTTACCAATGCTGGAGGGATTGGATATGGTGATCTTAGTGTAACAGTAGCAGGTGCTGCTAACACTTCAACATTGACATATAATTCTACTAATGGTAATTTTATTTACGTCCCACCACTTTTAACAAGTTATGCAAAAACTGCAGATTTACCAACAAGCATTTTAGATCTTGGTATTTCAGACGGTTCTTCTGGTCAAGTATTAACAACCGATGGGTCTGGTAATTTTTCATTTTCTACGGTTTCAGCAAACGGCTCGAGTGGTGGTACAGGATTGTCTGGCAGATCTTCTAAAGCCGGCACAACAGCTTCTATTGCAAATGATGCATCTGCGAATTTAGATATTGCTGGATTTAAAGGTTATGCGCTTCTAACAATTCAGACTTCGGCTGCGGCATGGGTAAGAATATATGCAAATGCAGCATCAAGAACTGCAGATGCATCTCGCGCTGAAACATCTGATCCAGCACCAGACGCAGGTGTTATTGCAGAAGTAATTACAACCGGTGCTCAAACAATTTTAGTTTCGCCAGGTGTAATTGGATATAATTTAGAAAGTACTCCAACAACTACTATCCCATGCGCTGTAAAAAATAAATCAGGCGGCGCAGCTGCGATTACAGTTACTTTAACCGTTCTTCAATTAGAGGCTTAATATATGTCTGCTCTAAGAGAATGGATTGTTACACTTAAGAATAGAGAAGATCTCGATGATTTCTATGAAGACATGGAAACACCGGGTGGTAATCTGTTTATTCCAAACAGAGCAGTAGAACTCGTTCATAGAAGAGAAATTAGTAGAAATACTCATTATATGCTAACTGATGATGAAGCACAATTAATTGAAGCTGATGATAGAGTTTTAGGTGTTGAATTAGCAGAAGTTTTAATTAAAGGTATTAGACCTAATTATACAATTACAAACGGGTCTTTCGATAAAAGATGGCAAAAAGATGTATCCGACATTAACTGGGGATTACTTCGTCAATCTGAATCTTCTAATAGATCAAATTGGGGAGATAATGGTATTTCTCCAGTAGTTACAGATGATTTAACTATTACAGCATCTGGTAAAAATGTAGATGTTGTTATTTTTGATGGTCACATTGATCCAGATCATCCAGAATTTCAAGTAAATGCAGATGGTACTGGCGGAACAAGAGTTCAACAAATAAACTGGTTTGCGTATGGTGGTTCTGGTACTTATGTTTATGATCGATCAGGTTCATATGTAAACGCTTTAGATGTAGATGACAACAATCATGGTACACACGTAGCTGGAACCGTTGCTGGCAACACACAGGGTTGGGCAAGAGATGCCAACATTTATAATATTAGTCCATATGGCACCAATCCAAATGGCTCTGTAGGTGGTACTAACCAAATGTGGGACTATGTTAGAGCTTGGCATAATGCCAAATCTGTTAATCCTGCAACCGGCAGAAAAAATCCTACAGTTACAAATCATAGTTATGGTGTTTTAATTCCTATTGATACTGTTTCTAGTGTGACATATCGTGGTGTAACATACTCACCAGGTGGTAATTTAAGTAAAGCAGAATTAGATGCTCGTGGATTTTACACGGGTGGAGGTTTTCCAACTGCGGCAATAGAAATTCCATATTATTCTACTGCGTTTAATGCAGATATTTCAGATGCTATTGCCGATGGAATTATTTGTGTATTCGCTGCTGGAAACGAATCTTGGAAACAAGTAAATTCTACTGATCAAGATTATAATAATATATATACAGGATTTTCAAGTTTTTATAGTGCAACATTTAGTAATCTCTATTTACATAGAGGAAACTCTTCAGGCACAGCGTTAGATGCAACAATTAATGTTGGCGCTGTATCAAATAATGTAGATGAAGTAAAAGCTACATTTAGTAATTGCGGATCCCAAGTAGATGTTTATGCGGCTGGTGAAGCAATTCAAAGTAGTCTTTTAACTCCAGCAGCTTATAGTGGTTTATTCGCTGATGTAGATCCTAGAGACAATAATTATTATATTGGTCGTTATCAAGGAACAAGTATGGCTTCACCGCAGGTTTGTGGTATTCTTACTTTATTAGCAGAAAGCTGGCCAAACATGACGCAAGCGGAAGCGCATGCATGGATTATTGATAATGCGAATTCAGGTCAAATGGCAGACAGCGGTACTGATGATCCAAACGATAGAACAAGTCTTCAGTTTGGTCCTAATAGATACGCAAGATGGATTAATCAACGAGCTGAAACAGGTGCATCATTCCCGCAAAAAAACTTTAGACCAAGACCAACGAGTGGTGTAGCTTATCCTCGTACTCGCATTCGCAAAAGGGGTTAAGACTTGTTTATAAATATTAGAAAACATCAGGTGTGAAATGGCAGAGATTTTAACAACAAAATATAAAAATGATAATGTAAGACTTTTTTATCAAGACTTACAAGACAATAACTATTATGTTTTTGTCTCATCAATTGCAACAGACTCTTTGCAAAGAATTGATGCGGTTAATTCTGGTTATCACAAAAATGAATTTTTAGAAAATACTCTTTTTGGTAAAAAAGTATTTAATTCTGATGTAAAATTTATGATTAAATTCTATCCTTGGCAAAAGGATACCATTTATACACAGTATGATGATTCTATTAATTTAGAAGGTACAAATTTTTATGCCGTTGTCGAACCCAATAACAACGACTCTGGTGATTATCGTGTTTATAAATGTTTATCAAATAATAATGGCGAGCCATCAACCACTCCGCCAAACTATAATCCAGTTACTGTAAATCAAATTTATAGAACTGCTGATGGCTATGTTTGGAAATATATGTATGTACTAACTCAACCTGAGTTCGAAGCTTATAATGCTTCTGGTTATATTCCTTTGGTTGGTAATTTTGAAATTGATCCTTCTGCAAATGCTAATAATATTGTAGTTGGTTCAGAAGTAAGTGATATTTTCGTAACAAACTCTATTGATAATGCTGGCTATCCTCATGTAGATTCTGGTATTGTTGCTGGTCCTCCAGGTAATGACGGAACAATTCTTTTAAGATCTGATTTCTTAAATGATATTGCAAACTATTATTCTGGAATGTCTATTTACTGTAATACTCCATCTAACGTTTCATTTGTTTATGAAATTGATACTTATACGTATGACAATACTACAGACCGAGGTACTGTTAAAGTTATTGGTGATCCAAGAGGTGACGGCGTTGTTATTAACTCTACATTTAGAATTGTTCCTACTATTAAAATAGGTGGTGACGGTTCCGGTGCTGTGGCAATTCCAAGAGTTGTTAATGGTACTATTAAATCAATTGAACTATTAGACACAGGT